TTACAGGTTGCGACAAACACCTGTTGATTGGAATGCAAGTACAGGTGATCATCAAATACTAAACAAGCCAACGATTCCAACCGAGTTGAATGACTTGACTGATGTTCAATACAGCAGCCCACAACAAGACGATGTGTTGCTGTTTGATACACCAAGTAATGAATGGCAAAATGGTCAATTAGGTGCAGTTGCTTATTCAAATGACTACAATGACTTATCTAACTTACCGAGCATACCTGCGGCACAAGTAAACAGTGATTGGAATAGTGCAAGTGGTGTATCTGAAATTTTAAATAAGCCAACTTTAAATAGTGGCACAGTCACATCGGTTGCACTTACTACACCTGCTGCATTCACTGTAACAGGTTCACCAATTACGACATCAGGCACACTTGCAATTACGGGAGCAGGCATAGCAGCGCAGTATGTAGATGGATCAGGCGCATTGCAAACCTTTCCAACTATACCAACAGCACTGCCACCAAATGGTGCAGCAGGTGGTGATTTATCAGGCACGTATCCAAATCCAACTGTGCATAGAATACATGGCATAGATATGCAAAGCGGTACACCAACAGCTAACGATGTTTGGTTGTATGGTGGTGCACCTGCAAAGTGGCAACATCAATCAGTAAAGACAGTTAATAGCACTTCGATATTTGGTAGCGGAGATATACCAACAGGCACAGTTACATCGGTTGCTGCATTGACGATAGGCACATCAGGTAGCGACTTAGGAAGTACTGTTGCTAATGGCACAACTACACCGGTCATCACGCTAAATGTACCAACTGCAAGTGCTGCAAATCGTGGTGCATTAAGTGCTGCAGATTGGTCTACCTTCAATGGTAAGCAAGCAAGCATCGGATTGACTACAATAGGCAACAGCATTGCAACGCTAACAAATCCAAGTGCTGTAACTTACTTGCGTGTGAATGCAAATAATACAGTCAGTGCAATATCACTTGCAACTTTAAAAAGTGAGTTAGGTTTAGGCAGTGCTGTAGTGTCAACTGATCAAACAACTACAGGTACTGTTTACCAAAATGTGACTGCATTAAACTTTGCAATGACAGCAGGTAAAACTTACAAGTGGCGTGCAACTATTTGGGTAACGGCAACAACTACGGCATGCTTTTCAACCAATGGACCAGCAGGCACAACGATTTACCGATTCACTTTAGGCAGTGGCGCATCTACTAACATAGTAAGTAATGGAAGCGCAAATAATACAGGTGTTGTTGTTGCGGTTGGTAACAATAGAATTGTGAGTGCTGATGGTATTTATGTAGCAACTGCATCAGGCACATTTAATATATCAATGATAAGTCTATCTACGGGTGGTGTAGTTGTGAAAGCAGGTAGCATAGTTGAATACGAAGAAGTATTGTAATGGCAGATGCATTTGAGGACATACTAAACGAATACGCAGTAGCTGTAATTGAGCGCGCGCAATCCAACCTACGCATCACAAGAAGGGTGCGTGGTAAGGTAGTCAATCGCAATGCATCAGGTCACTTAGCAAAGTCACTTTACTACAAGTTAAAGTTCCGTTACAACAAGCCAACACTTGACTTCACTGTGTCAAATGACCAAGCAGGTAAGTATGCGGATGTGATTGAGTTTGGTAGAAGAGCAGGCGCAAAGATGCCGCCAGTAAAACCTATTGAAGCATGGATACGATTAAAACCTTTGAAGCTTCGCAATAGACAAGGACAATTTATTAAGGCAACAGAAAGCAATATAAAAAGTGCAGCATTTGCAATAGCAAAAAGCATTGGTGAGAAAGGTATTGAAGGCATCAACTACTATCAAGAAGCAGTAGACGATACGTGGGAAGAGTACAAAGACAAGTTAATTGAAGGCTACGTGAAAGGCATTGAACAAAGATTTTTACTAAACAAAAGATAATGGCAATAACGATAAATGACCAACCATATACATGGGCATTGCGTGGGCAAAAGCTAATGATTGTTGCAATCAGTGATGAGGTTGGCAATACTGGATTCAAGTATGGTGTTGAAGTAATACTAAACGGTGTGCCGTATCAATTCTATTTAAGTCCTGCACCTGATGACAGGCTGTACTTCGACATGAACCCATTGCTTGACACGATGCGTAACTATGAGCCACAAAACTTTCACTTTGCAACCGATAATACGCAGGCAGATACAAGTGGCATGACGCTAACATTCACACTTACTGAGTGGTGGATTGTCGCAGGTGTATTAGATCAAAATCCGGGCAGTGAGGTTTATGGCGATAGTGCCTTAGCAGTTAATGGGTACTTCCAAGTGATAGATGGCTACAAGCCAAATGTGCAAACGGGTGGTGCTGCCGTAAGGCAATCACTTACAAATACTTCATCGTATGCAATGAGTGATCGCAACAACAACACTTCACCTTTTTACCTTAGTGAATCATGGTCACTTGGTGTAGCTACAAATAGCATTTGGATACCTGTGCTTGAACAAGACTATGGTGTGCTGTCCATACCGGGCAATGACACCTATCTAACGAACAATGTAGTTGATCGTTTTACTATTACGATATTTAGCAGCACGGGTGTACCAACACAAGAAACAATTATGTTGAGTGGTTTTGATATTGAGAACTTGCCAGTGTACCCTGCTAACTTGAATGACTGGACAGGACTAACAGTGAAGCCTTCGTTGTTTGCTAACTGGAGATGCTACACAGTTGCCGTATTGAATAGTGTTACTGGCAAAAGTGAATCATACATATTTTACAACACACACGACTACGGGCAGGCAGATTGCAACTTTGATAATATCAGATTAGGTTGGGTCAATAGTCGTGGCGGTTGGGACTATTTTAATTTCACAAAGAAGTCTGAGATTACAAATGAGATTGAGCGCAAGACATTCCGCAAAGTGTTGTTCAATGGTAGCACTTCCATATTTACAGCCAACGATAGGACGCTAACACAACGCCAAAACTTAGTACAACAAGTGCTAACTGTGACAAGTGATTATATAACCGAAGGTGAATTTATTTTACTACGATCATTGCTTGCATCCAATCAAGTCACATGGCTAACAGAATACGATAGCAAGTTCATTGAGATACCTGTGAACATAGATGACACAAGCTATGTAGAAAAGCGTACAAGTGACGGCAAGCTATACAACGTGACTTTGAAAGTTCGCATGTCTAATCAATACAACACATAACATGAACGGAGAAGTACAACTAATAGTCAACAGCGAAGTACCTACAGAGATTGCGAGTATATCAAACAATCCCATCTATGTGGGCATTGGTTCGCTATCACGATTGATTGTAACAAGCAGCAATGAAGTGGCTGCATTGGTTTCAGGTGATTCGCTTACTATCTTCAATTCAATAGGTCAAAGTGTAGTCAAAACATTAAACAGCAATCCCGTTATTGATTCACCTGTTGTTGGTCAAACACGTTTGAACTTTGGCGGTACGTGGGCGCAAGATTATTCTGCAGCTGCAGGTGGTTACTTCATGCTTGTTGTTGGCGGTGAAAGCTATTTAGATTTGTTTGAGAATGAAAGCATATCACAGAACTGGAAATTTCAGGACCTAAACACATTCGCAGCGCAAGGTGCATTCAGTCGCGAGTTCAGAATACCATTCAGTGCAACAAACCAACTTGCACTCGGTGCATTGTTTGATGTTAATGTGGATGCAGGCGCATCAAATTACTTTCACTACAAGTTACCTGCTGAAATACGTGTGGACACTTTGCCGATTGCTACTGGCTACATTCGTGTGCGCAAGATATACAAGCAACTTAATCGCATCAATGAAGTTGAGGTAGCGTTCTATGCAGAAACACCTGACCTTGTACGGAACATCGGTGAAAAAAAACTAAAGGACATCACTGACCTGCCTAACTTAAATGAAGTCATCAACTATGATAACGTAACTGATCCAACAAACGAACGTATTTGGACATTGCTTGAGCGTGGTGAACTATGGAGTGAGACAAATGAATTGAATACACGCAGTCTATTTGACTTTGACAATCCAGTGTACCCATCGGACCTAACACCTGCAGTGCGTTATGATTATTTATTTGAGCAAATAATAAAAGACGCAGGCTTTGAACTTGTGGCAGGTACATTGTTAAATATACTTTCAACCTATCACATGCCTTGGTTAAATAACAAGACCAATGTAGCCAGTGATTCATTCAATGCGTATTTCTTTCGGGTGTACAACAATGCTAGCGCATCTTTGGCAATGAGTGCAACGCAAATCAATTTAGACGTTGAGATATTTGACAACAATGGTGACTACAACACAGGCACTGCATCATACACCACGCCAGCAGATGGCTTTTATACTTTCAGATTCCGCAACAAGTTTGAGGTTGCAGACAATGGATTTAATAACGTATCGTACTTTTTAGATATTGATGGTGTACTCATCTTCCTTCAAAATTTTAATGTGTTCGATAATCAAATTATTGACGGCACATATCGCATAGGCATAAATGCAGCGAGCGTTGTGCAATTAAAGATGAAGAGAAACAACCTTACGCCTACGGTCACTTTGGTTGCAGGTGATGGAACTTTTGAGACTTCAATTTTTGAATTAGTATTAACTGACTTGCACTATGGGCAAACTATATTCTATGACTTGAGTGCGCCCGATGTGAAGCAAATTGACTTTGTGACCGATATAATCAAGATGCACAATTGCGTTGTGGTATCTGATAGGGCAATAGCAAATAAGATATACATAGTGCCTCAAAATAGTTACTTAGGTAGTGGCAATGTATTAGACTGGACAAGCAAGCTCGACATTTCAAAAGATGTGACAATAAGTAGTGGTGTTGACTTGCAGAAATCAAAGTTTCAATTTACATATACGGCAGGTACTGACATCATAAGTAAGCAGTATGTGAATGTGAAGCGTGTGTATGGTGACTACGAGCAGATAGGCTACACGGTCAACCCTGATATTGCACCAAGTGACTTTGCAATAGGTGAACAGAAGGTGCAGCTTACAATGCAATCCACACCATGTGGTGTTGTTAATGGTAGCACAGTCATCATTCCGATGTTTATCAATGAGCAGTTGGAATTTGTACCACCGGGCATGCGTTGTTTGTTTCATGCAGGTGACATCAATATCGAATTGCTAAACGACAACACAGGCTTTCCCGTAGTGACCACTACACCAGTGCTAAATCACTACAGCCAAGTCATAGCAGATTTAGACGATGTCGATTTGAACTGGGCACCTGAAGTACCACCGTATAACATCACTGCTAACCCATACAACAACTTATTTAATCAGTACTGGCGCACTTACATGAACTCGCTTTATTCACCTGATGCACGCATCATGGAAGCATCATTTGCGCTGTCACTAAAGGACATTGTTACTTTTCAATTTAGCGACAAGATATGGATTCAAGATGCCTATTGGCGCATACTTGAGGTTAGTGATTACAAGGTGGGTGATGTAGAAAGTACTAAGGTAAAGTTGCTAAAGTTTTTAGAGGACTTAGAAGACTGCGCATCTACACCTAACACTATTTCAACCAATGGTGAAGTGAACTTTATTGACGCAGCGGGTGATCCTGTTGCATCCACACAAGACTGTTGCACACGCTATGGCTACAACTGGGATGAGGCAACAACGATCTGTTGGGCATTCACATCTAATGGCAACACGCGACCAAACAGCATAGGAGGTAGCACTACCACACCTGCGGTGCGTGATACACCTACTGCTGAACAAACACGTGGCGTGTTAAATTCCGTGATCAATGGTACAGATGTAAGTATTGACTTAGACAATCAAAACATGCTTGCAGTTGGTGAGCGTTTGATATTGTCAAAGGATGTTCGCGGTAGCAATTTGTTAGGTAAAAATGTTACGACTAATCTACCGGGCATTCACGTAGGTGGAGGCTATCGTGCAGGCAATCCTGCAGCTACCGAAGATGGGTGGTCGCAGTTTGGTCAGTTTGCTTTACAACGCTATCCAACTATTAGCGCATCAGGTCAAGTTACAGATTTGTATATTGAAGGTGTGGCAGGTGAATACATAGACATGCCCGATGACACGTTGTGGGGTTGCGTGTTAAATGTAACAATTAGAGATGCAGCAGGTGATAGTGAAATATCACTGCATCACTTTTCACTTACCAAGATAGGTGGCGCAGCAAGTGCCAGTGCAATCACTACACTTAGCACGATAGGTGCGATAGGCGCATACGTGTTCACCTTTGGCATTGATACAGTCACAAACACCGATGAGCATCGCATAAATATAACAGTAACAGGTGGCGCATATCCAACAGCTTTTATCATGACTACTTCACTACAATACCAACAAAACAAAATAGCATAATGGATTCAATTAAAAACACAATGCGCTATCTTCAATTAGGCATTAACGCAAAGGCAGAACACAATCATTCACTACGCAGGTGGCAGCGTGTGCTGTGGTTTATTACGCTATACGTGTGGCGCACTTTATTGTTTTTCGGACTTATCTATTTACTATCTAAACTTATCTACTAATGGCAGCACCTATTGTAAGGACCTTTGTAATTGACACAAGTGCAGCAGAGCAAAATCTGCAACAGTTGAATGTGGGAATCAATGCAACCACTGCGTCACTAGATGCTATGTATGCGCAGCTTGTTAGCTTAGATACACAGCTACAAAACCTTGATCCAAACACGCAAGCATTCACCGATGTCAATGCGCAAATCAAAACACTTGAGACTACCATAACGCAGATTGAAACGGGCAAGATTGATGAGATAGGTAGTGCCTTACAAAACATAGATGCAGGTGATGCAGCTAAGAGCATTGAGAAGGTCGGTGATGCTGTTGAACAAGCTGTTGCACCTGTCACGCAATTAGCAACTGCAACTGACCAACTGAATGCAGAACTAAAAGACACGAAAGTTGACACGTCAAGTATTGAAACTGCAAGCACTGACTTCAAAGAGTTGGCAGTAGAAGAAGAAAATGTAGTTGCATCGAGCAAGTCACTCAAAGCACAGCTGCGTGAACTGCAGGCTGAACTTGCAAACACAGAACCCGATAGCACAAAGTATCGTGAGTTGTCGCAAGAAGCGGGTATACTGAAAGACAAAATACAAGACGCTGCACAGGCAGTAGGTACACAAGCAGGTGGTGCATTTGAGCGTGTAGGTGGATCACTTGGACTTGTCACATCACGCATTGCATCACTTGACTTTGAAGGTGCAGCAGAAGGTGCAAAACTACTTGCGCAAAACATTGGTGACATTAAGCCGGGTGATATTACTAAAGGCATCAAAGGTATAGGTAGCGCACTGGGTGCAGTTGGTAAGGCACTACTTACAAACCCGATATTCTTAATTGGTGCAGCCATTGCACTTGCTGTTGTTTATTCAAAAGAATTGCTATCATTAATTGATGGTGTGACAGATGCAGACCAAGCACTATTAGAAATACAAAAAGAAAAAACTGCACAGGCGAAACAACAATTTGATGCAATAGGTCAGCAGGAGGAATCACTAAAAAGGCAAGGCTTTACTGAGGAAGAGATACTGCAAAAAAAGTTAGAAGCATTAGACTTTGCAATACTTACAGCAAAAGTAACAGCGGAAACAACAGAAGCGCAGGCACAAGGACAGATAGATGCAGCGAAAAGAAACAAAGAAATTTTAGAAGGACTTTTAAATTTTGTTTCGTTACCACTTACTGCTCTTTTAGCAGGTGTTGATTTGCTTACCGAAGGCTTGAATAAAGCGGGATTTATTACTGATGAAACCTTTGCAAAAGTTGGCAATCTTAGAAATAAGTTTACGGATTCCGTTTCAAACTTATTGTTTGATCCTGCCAAAGTAGAAAAGGAAACTAAAGAAGCAACAGAAGCAGCGAAAAAAGGAGTAACGGATTTAGAAAACACACGTGATGGATTGTTGAATGCACGTGACGCAAAAAATAAAGCAGCAGCAAAAAAGGCAGCAGATGATGCTAAGGCAGAAGCCGATGCTAAATTAAAAATAGCACAAGACCTAGCCAAAGAAGAAGAGGCATTGTTTGATGACTTGCTAAAATCATTTGAAGAGCATGAACAAGAAAGGACAAAAGCAGCGCAAGATGAAGCAGCAAAAAGATTAGCACTTTCGGATAATTACTACAACGAATTAGCTGCACTGCAAAATCAAAATTTGTTAGACAGTCTAAGTGATAATGAGAAAGAAGAATTAGCGGTAAAAGAAAAGTATGCAAAGCTACTTGCAGCAGCAGAAGCATTCAATGCATCGTTAAAGCCGGGTGAAGAAGCACAGGCAATAGATGTGGTTGCCATAGAAAAGCAACAAGGTGAAGAAGTCAATGCAGTAAAACAAGCAAATGCAGATGAGGCTGCTGCCATAGCACTAACTGAAGAAGAGAAAAAAAGACAAGAGCAATTAGCCACAGTTAATCAGGGCATTGAATTAGCGCAAGGTGCAGTCAATGCAATACAAGGCATCAGTGATGCAGCGTTTGCAAACAAGTTAGCCAAAGTAAAAAAGGGTAGCAAAGAAGAGGAAGCACTTTTTAAAAAGCAATTCCAACTAAATAAAAAGCTACAACTTGCAGGTGCTACAATGGATGCAGCCAAAGCGGTGACTGCGTCAATAGCAGCAGCACCACTTGCTATATTAGCTGTGCCGAATCCTGTTGGTATTGCGTCTGCTGCATTTGCTGCTGCAACTGGATTAGCAAGCATAGCAAAAATTGCTGCGACTAAATACGAATCACCCGGCTCATCATCATCATCCCCCCCACCATCAATAGGCGGTGGCGGTGGCGGTGACACAGGGTCACAACCTGCGCAGTTCAATCCACTTGCTTCATCATTCTTACAAGACAGACCTGACCAAGTTACACCACGTGCGTATGTGCTTGCAGGTGACGTGGCATCACAACAAGAAGTGCGCACAAAGGTTGAGGACTTGTCACGTATCGGATAAATAAAATATATTTGTAATATGGAAAAAAGAAAAGTAGTTAAATGTGTGATAGATGCAGAGGGTAGACTTGGCATCACTGCAATGGGTTTGGTTGACACACCTGCCATCGAAGAGAACTGGATTGCGTTAAGCAAAATGCAGCTTGCAAAAGTGGACAAAGAAAGGCGCATGATGTATGGTGCTGCATTGATACCTGATAGGGAGATACTGCGCTATGATGAGAATAACGAACCTTACTATGTGTACTTTGAAAAGGCAACAGTGCAACAGGTGGCACATCAGTTTTTCAAAAAGAATCTGCAACACACCACCAACTTGCAACACGAGATACCAGTCACGGGTGTGACCGTAGTTGAATCATGGATAAAGGAAGGCAAGAACGATAAGAGCATTGAACTTGGCTTGAATGATTTGCCTGATGGCACATGGTTTATTGGTACGCACGTAGACGATGACAGCGTGTGGCAAGATGTGAAAGAAGGCAAGGTAAAAGGTTACAGCATAGAAGGCTTCTTCAATGAAGTTGGTGTGGCTATGGCAGGTGTAAAAAACTACGAGGCTGAATTGGTCCATGAGTTAGATCAACTATTGAAAAGTGTAAACCCATCCAAATGAAAATAAATGCAGTTAAGTTCAAAGACAAATCGTCATTTGAAAAAAACAAAACAAAGAGCAATGTGGTTGCTATTCATGAGCCATTCAACATCATTGTGTTCCAAGATTCACAACCTGTTAAGGCTAATGCTACCAAAGTATCGCAGGCATATGAAATAGACAAGGCACAAGACAACATACCAACGGGACTTGCTATTGCTATTGCCAACGACTACAAAGCTGCTCATGCTTACCTGCAAAAAAACAGAGTAGTTATAGTGGATGAATTTGAAATCACTAAAACATTCTTTGTTGAAGTACCTGCCTTTTCAAGTTATGATGAATTTTATTTAGCAATGATGAGCAGTAAATTGTTTATCAGTGTTGAGCCTGATTACATACAGCAATTTGCAGTGGATGCAGATGCATACGCATACGATGCGCAGTGGCACTTACCAAATGCAAAAGCAAAAGAAGCATGGTCACTAATTGGTGCAAATGCCTATGGTGAAGTTGCAGTACTTGACATTGGTTGTGAGGTGGATCACGAAGACTTGGTAGGTACTATTAGTGCTACTAGTTGGAACTGCGTAACGGATGCAGCAGATGTTCGACCTGCAAGTGAATTTGAAAAGCATGGCACTTGTTGCAGTGGATTGATATGCGCAAGCACAGATAACGGCATAGGTGTTTCATCACTTGGCAACAATAAATTGAAAGTGCAATTTTTGCACATTGGTTATGGCAGCACAGCAGGTGGTAGCTTCGGCACATCCGATACCATCGTAACACGTGCAATCAATAAAGCAATAGCCAACGTGAATTGTGTAGCTGTATCAATGTCATGGGGTGGCGGTGGCACTACAAGCTATCCGTTATTCCAAAATGGACTTACAGCTGCAAAGACATTTGGTCGTGGTGGCAAAGGCATTCCGATTTTTGCAAGTAGTGGCAATCAAAACAACGGCAACTTTACACAAGCACCGGCTATCTATCCGATGGTACATGCAGTTGGTGCATCAACCACTACAAACACACGTGCAACTTTTAGTAATTACGGACCAAAAACATTTGCTGCAACACCCGGTGTTGGATGCCCTACAACTGATCGCATGGGTGCATTTGGTTACAACGCAACAAGCAACTATACTAACTTCAGTGGAACATCATGTTCATGCCCGGTGATGGCTGCAATAGCAGGTAGTGTGATACTTGCAAATCCTGCTCTAACAGAGGCACAAGTAACAGATGTGTTGCGTCAATCTGCACGCAAGACGGGTGGTTATGTGTACGATGCGCAAGGCAAAAGTGCTGAACTTGGCTATGGTGTGTTGGACATGTTTAGTGCTGTAACAATAGCAAAGACATTAGGTGGCGGTGATCCCGTGCCAGTGCCTGTAGCTGAATACAATTTGTTCGGTACGATAGCCACACCTGCAAGTGGTGTGCAAGGTGCTAGCGTGAATGTAACTTACACAGTGAACATTGACAAGGTGCAAACGCTTGATGTAACTACTACAGTGCAGTTGACATTTACACGACCTGATGGAACTAAGTTATTATTTTACACTGGCAGCGTGACCATTGCAAAAGGACAAAGTAGCACTACTATGAATACAAGTTTTGGTTTGCCAAACAATCAAACTGGCAATAGTCTTTTCTCACTTACGATTGATCCTAACATGGTCATACTTGAGACGAATGAAAATGACAACACGATAAGCACAGGCTGCACAATTACTGCACTCAATCCACCTGTTAGTGGTGTTGACATGGAAGTAAAAGTAACTGGCTACACATGGTTAGACGCAACACGTGTGCGCATGAATTACACAGTGTGGAATCGTGGTACTGTTGCAGTGACTTCATGGAAAGCTACGTATGGTTTTGAAGGTAGTACTGTTGGTGTTTGGAATCGTGCAGACCAAATACAAGTAGGACAAAGCATGTCTTTTGCTAGCGTAATGTATCCACCTGCATCACTTACATTCCCGCGCAATTGGAACATCACAATAGTTGCAGTCAATGGTGTGCCTGATTCAAACAGCAACAACAACAGCAGCACTATACAAGTCGTCAAATAAATGTAGTGGTTAGAGTTTTGGTTATAAAAAAAAGGATCTAAACGTAGATCCTTTTTTTTTGTTTGTCAACCAAGACAAATTATCAAAGTGCAATTGACCGAAAGTATTCGGCAAGATTCATCTTCGATGTTTTTGCATTTTTACTTACCAGCTTGTATTGCTTTTCAGTCAACCTTACTGATACTTTCTTTGTGAATGTTTCTGGTGTTTTCATAAATGTTGTATTTAATTACACTGCTAAGATAATTAAAAAGTTGGATGTAACAAAACGGGGTATTTGCTATAATAGTCAAATATCCAACAATGTCAAACATCAAAGAACAAATCAAAAGCGTATTTAATAAATACGGAATTGACCCCTCAACAGTTGGTATCAAGTTCGAAGAAGAAGTCACAGCGGAAGCTACAGCAGAAGCACCTGCAACTGAATTGAAGTTTGCAGTAGAAGGCACTTTGAGCGATGGTACTAAAATCTATTCAACCGCTAACGAATGGGTAGCAGGTGTAGACATCTACACGCAGGATGCAGAAGGCAATCCCGTACCAGTTCCTGCAGGCGAATACATGCTTGAGGATGGTATCACTATGGTTACAGTAGGCGAAGATGGTATGGTTGCAATGATCGGTGAAATGGTAGTTGAAACCGAGATGAGCAGCGAAGACCTTGTAGCTGTAATTGGTCAACTTTCAGAGCGCATTGCTGCACTTGAAGGCGAAAAGACTGCACTATCTACCGAGCTTGCTGCTTCTAAAACTGAACTAGCATCAGTTAAGAAAGCACCTGCTGTGCCTTCGGTAAAATCACAAGAATTTAAAAAGAATGCTTCACCTGTAGTTGCATCGAATGGTAATTCATTCAGCGACTTCATGGAAACTATTCGTTCCAAAAATGTAAATTAATTCACCTCATAAATTTTAATTAAGAATGGCAACAACAACTTCACTCACCACCACCTATGCAGGTGAATTAGCTGGTGAAATCGTAGCAAAGGCACTATTGTCAAACGTATCCGCAGGGTATGTGACAATGAAGCCAAACGTACCTTACAAATCTGTAGTGCGTAAAATTGATGACACTGTAACTTTCGCTGCAGGCACTTGTGACTTTACCCCAACAGGTACGATCACTTTGACCGAGCGCATTTTGACTTTGGAAGAGTTCCAAGTGCAACGTCAAATCTGTAAAAAAGATTTCTTCATTGACTGGACAACACGTGATGTGATGAGTGGTCGTGTGAACACACAAATTCAAGACGCAATCATTGAGCGTTTGACTGGTGGTATTGCTGCTGCAAACGAGACCATAATGTGGTCAGGTGTTAATGCAAACGCAGGTCAGTACGATGGCTTTGAGACATTGGTACTTGCATCTGCTGCAACATCTGCAGGTTCAGGTTCAATCACTTCTGGTAACATCATCGCTACCATTTGGGACATCATCAATACTGCACCTGCTGCCGTAAAAGGTGCTGCTGAAAAGCCTGCACTTTACATGGGACAAGCTGCATGGGAAGCATATATGCAAGCACAAATTGCTGATGGTAACGGATGGTATCAGACTGCTGGTCCTGAAGTATCAAAGCGTTTCGTGGGCATGTACGAAATCTATGTTTGTCCGGGCATGACTGCAAACAGAATTATCTTTTCGCAGCGTAGCAACTTGATGCTTGGCACATGGCAAGAGAATCAGTTGAACGAAGTGTTCATCTTGGACATGCAGAATTTGGATGGTTCACAGAATGTACGATATGGTGCAAGGTTCTACTTGGGTGCACAGATTGCAGTGGCTGAAGACATCACATACTGGGGTGTATAACATTTAAAAACAATGGGGGTGTAACAGCCCCCTTTAACTAACTAATAAAAAAAAAATACTATGGCTTGTGACTTGACAACGGGCTTCACATTAGGGTGCCTCGAAGGTATCGGTGGGGTCAAAGAAGTACTTATTGGTAACTATGATGACTTCACTACAGGTATCACTTTTGGTGGTGTAGATGGTGAAGTAGATGGATTGCCAACAGCAACTATCTATCGTTACGTACCATTCCGCAATAGCGGTTCATACGTTGAAACTGTAAACAAAAATCTTGAGACTGGTACATTGTACTTTTCACAAGAGGTGGGTTGGACTTTTGGTAAGTTGAACCAAGAAATGCGCAACGAATTTTTGAATGTTGCCAAAGCAAAAATGATTGTATTTGTTCGCACCAATGATGACCAAATTTTGTTGGTTGGAAATGGCGAAGGATCACAACTTACTGCTGGCACTGTTCAATCAGGAGCGCAAAAAGCTGACCTAATGGGTTACCAAGTAACAACAGTTGCTGAAGAACTTACACCAGCTGTACACCTTGAGCCATTCACTACCGAGCCTTTTGACAATTTCGCTGGCATCACTGTCAGTCCTGCTTACTAAGATTGTTTTCCGTTGTGTTATTGTTGTATTGTAAAGGGGCAGGTGTAGACTTGCCCCTTTTTAAATAAAGTCAATGATCTATCTACAAACCAATACATCGAATCAGCAAGTGTTCTTATCACTTGACGAGGCACGGCAATACTTTGCAACAGCCTACACGCACTATTTGATAGTGCTAACACACGAAGAGAATAGCACAACGGGTGAACAGCTTGCACAGGTTGCAACTATTGTAGCCGAGAATGTGCGTATTACTGAACTGCTAGTAACAACTGTTTCCCTTACATTAGCAGGACGATACAGGTATGAAGTATATGGACAAAATTCTGCTGTTAATACTGATCCGACAAACGGTGCTGTTGTTGGTTTGTGTCAGCGTGGATATGCTGTATTCACACAGAATACCACATGGTTTGATGTGCCT